CTTATCAACTTCGCCCTGCGTGAGTGCATTATTGTTAAAGCTAATAAGCAATAAATTCGGGAATGGTGTGTTGAAAATAGTATTTGCAAAACCGGTTAAGCCACATTGTACTATTACTAAATTGACAAGACTTTCCGCACATCGAGATAAATCTATTTCGGGAGTTGTAGTTGTGAAGTTATTATTCTGTATGGTAAGTTGCGTTAGTGAAGTCGGCAATTCACCCGATATGCTTATGTTGCTTTCGGGGAAGAAAAAATGATCTCCCATTTCAATCCCTTGCAAGCGGTCATCATGAAACACATTTACTGTGTAAGTTCCAAAATTTGCATAGGAATGTGTCACATAATGGTATATGCCGTCTAACGCCTCAAAAGTATCTAACGGACTACCATCCCCCCAATCAATAATCTCATTGTTAGAAATATGGCTTTCAAATTTAAATCCAGCGATAAAGGGAGTTATAATTTTTTTTACCACGGTGAAATAATGGGTTAATACCAATGGATCGCTATCTGAATAAAAATATTCGTTGTCCCCGTTTTGGTAATACCAATTACCACCCTCATGCAAGAAAATACCTTGCAAGGAATAAAGGTCTAAGTAATAAGAATTTAGATTACTAAGGTATGTGTCCGAGTCTGATTCGGTATAAAATATTGCAATGGGGAATGTATAAACATTTACCCCGTCCGTTATTGTTGCACCACCCGTTGCATAAGGAAATCCGCTTATAGGGTCAGACCACATAGGGACAAAACCCGTATTTGTCAAAGCCCGTTGAGCATCATATCTTTCTGTAATTGAACATTCGGCTTTGCAAAGTTGTATAGTATCCATTGTTTTGACCTTCCAAACGCCGGCCAATGTGCTTTTGCTGTCGGGATTGTCCACGATATAGGGATAACCCGCAAACCAAAAGTTATCAGCCAAAACCGCCTCTGTTAATGTTTCGAGTAATGGAAATGGTATCCCAAGACAATTTTCCCCCACCGCCAACTTCCAAAAGGGGCGTTGCATGGTTTTGTTTTGTAATTGTTCATAGTTGGATTGAAGATAGCCGATATTTATAGCTCTCGGTTCAGCATAAACCTTGTACATTTCTGCCCGAATAGCCCAAACGGGATTGTAGGGTGATGTATGCAGGGAATCATAATACCAACCTGTTTGAACAATATTTTTTTCGCTATTGTTGCTGTTGTAAGAAAATTGTATCAGTTCGGTGAAAGGATGGTCTAATAATACCTGCATGGGTTCACTAAAATAAACGCCACCATTAAAGCCGGGCGTTGCCTGAAATGCTATCTGTATGTAATAAACGCCTTCGGGCAAATAAGCCGAGAAATCTCCAAACTTGAAAGAAAACATATAAACCCTCAAACCGTATGGCGTACCTGAAACGGGATCGACATAAACCCCTATATCTAGATGGCCTTTATAAACAGGATATATGTCATAAAAATTACCGCCGCTGCCGCCAATTGTGGTGATGATATTTTTATTGGAATCGCATATGTAAAAGAAAATAGGAGCACTGCTACTGTTATATACACCAAACTGCAAAACAATATCATCTGTAAATTCTACCTTTTGAACATATGGTATAGGGAATTGCCAAATTTGGTTTGTCTGTTCGTAGGAACTTACCGCCAATTCAGGTACGGGATTAACCGGTTGCGCCTCGTAGAATTTGACTGTGTTGCTTTTCGGTTGAACAATTATTATTTCAGGCATATTAGAAAGTTTGGTCGGGGTGAGCTAATAAAGTGAAAGTTGTGGACGCGTCATTACCTAATTTTTGGGATACGTCCCAAATGAACCCTTGATATATATTCCCATTTACGGTAAATTGGATATACCCATAAGGCGCGGAAGCCATGATACTATACATATTCAATGGCTGACGGGTAGAAATGGTCATCAGGTATGGTCGGAATATTTTTGTTACACCGTCGCTATCTGCACCCCAATAGCTTGAAAGATAAACGACTTGTATATCAGCCGCTTCATTAATCGGCGCACTACCCAAACCTACCTGTAAATTGGAAGTGACGGAAGGATAAAGATTTGATACATAAGAACCACCCGATAGCGAACCTTGATTGAATAATAATTGGTATTGTTTGCGGAATGTCAAATATGTTTCGTCCATGCCATCCAATATAGACCGAAAGAAAGCTCCATTTCTATTTACGCACCTCGCGGGTGATAATCCCAAATTAACGGCTGTATCGGGAAATAAAAGCCCGAAAACATAAGGGTCTGTTGCTGCTGTGTTATCCGTATTTTGAACCGTGCCTGTAATATCAATAGGCATGAAGTTATTGTAATAATTTTCTACTATCGGTGTAAGGTCGGGCGCATAAATAGTTGTTGTGCCTTCTACGGTATCATTAATCTGAATAAGGTAAGTCTGATTGTCGCTGTTTGCGCTTGATTGGTCTTTACTGTTTTGTTCCGCCCGTGCCAGCTCTATTTGGTACATATCGCAGTTATCGGCAATGGTTTGGTCTATATCCGCTTTTACGCGGGTAATGGCTGTTTGATAATCTTGCTCCACGCAAAAACTATCTTGTCCGTAATCCTGATTAGGTGCGCGTTGTTGGAATCCCGTTTTGATATTATTACCTATGAATGTCGTTGTAGGCTTTATGGTAAGCCCAAATACAGCCTCTCCTAAATCAAGCAAAAGAGTAGTATTATCAAAGAAATAATGCAAAGTTTCTATTTTCAAAACGTCCACACCGCTAATAGTTTCAATACCTAACCCAACGGAATAAATATGAGAAAGCGTGTTAAAAAAAGTTTGTAGCGATGTAGATAAATACTCTATGCCTTGAATATTACGAAGGCTGTTACCGCATGTAAATAGTGTTCTGAAAGGTATTGAATCAAAATTAAGTGTCGGGTCCAATGTGTCATCGTTTAAAAATTTGCTTGCGCCATATTCCCCGTTATAATCAATTACCGAACTAAGGTCAGGCATACCATTCGGATCTGTTTGTGTCGTAAACATCGACATTGTCAACGCTTTGAGTAAATCCAAAGGTCTGAATCCTATTGCCGTTGAATCGGGTAATCTTGGGGCATCAGATGATGGTACGGCATTGCCCGAATAAGCGGGAATATCGAAAGCATAAAAATCAAGGTCATTTGCATAAATATTAATAGTACCCGCAGTCGAAGGACCACCACATGCCGTATCGCAATTCATACCGATAACCGTCATACCGTTTTGATGTAATGTAACGGGATAATTATGTGGCGTATAAGTGACAATTGGATTACCCATGTCGTCATAAAAATTGATTATACTATTTGGTATGTCTGTTTTATTTTGGTTTTCGAAAGTCAATAATTTACCCGAAGGGTTGTAATCAGCCTCCGATAATAAAATCAATGTCCCATCAGGTTGTGACGGGTCATTCCAAATTAAAATTGTACCAATATTATCCGTAAAAGCAGGGTCTCCGTCATGCATCACCCCGTAAACTTGAAAGTTAGCTACAAAGGGACTTCCTAATGGGTATGTTGCCAAAGCGGCAGGGGGATTGTTGTATTCTATATCAAATATAAATTGAGGTGAAAAAACCAATGATGTATCCACGCCTAATAAGTTCCAAAAGCAATAGGAATTTCTAACAAATGGTTCAAAATCGTGATTATTTGGCAAAGACCTGAAAGATTGCGTCCCTAAAATAAATTGATTTTCTAACAGGTGATTGCCCACAATTGTAGATGAACCATTGGCTTGAATCAAATTTAATTGCTGTAATGAAAATTCATTATGACATCCGCTACTATCATCTGCTACGGGAAACCACAGCGGGACAGTTGATGTTGCCCCTGTCGTGAATCTTTGATTGTAAAGTAGTTTGATGCCCCGATTATTGACAACAACGGGTGATACAGGAGTAGATGAGCCGTAATCAAGGTCATTTAAAAACCATTCCCCACTTTTGAAAATCCAAAGCGGCACATTGTACTGTGTGCTGGCATAAGCGTCTAATTTCTCCCTTAAATTGCTATCTAACGTAGGTACGGTAAATATCAATTCCTGTTGGTTATCGCTTGCCTGTTGAAAATTGATATTAGAAGTATAAACGGTTGAGTAGGTTAAATCTACTTGGCTTATCATGTCAATTTCAAGAACACAATAAGCCTGAATCCCCGTTACATTGAATGCGTCATAGGGTGAACCGTTTACGATGCCATTAAACAACAACGCTTTGAGTATAGCCCTGCCATCTTTTACAAAACCGAATGATGATGTTTGTGTTCTGAAAACACCCATCCACATATTGTTACGTGTCCATTGCAAAGTCAGCGTATCCCACCCTTTTGGCAATGACGCTAATGGAGTTCGGGTAGATGACGATGATATGGTATAGCTTTCGGGTGAAGATCCATCCAAAACAGCGGTGAAATAATTACCGTTACCGTCCTGCAAATAATATTGAAAAGTAGGTTGCATTAGTTTCTCCCCCTAAGTTGTTCTTGTTTAATGGTCATTCTTATTGCGTCATTCAGGTCGGGTAATGGCAAGGGCCGGTTTCTTTCAATAGCCGTCACTAAAGTATCAATTTTATCATTAAATACATCTGCCAATATAGAATAGCTGTCATCATTGGGTTTCTCATTCAAGATATACGTTATTTTATCATTTTCGATACCTATGGAGTTAGTTAAATTATCCTCTGCAAATTTACGGAGTTTACTTATAGGCGTAACCGATGTTCCTAAAGGCTCATGGAATAATTTAGCGGAAGTACCCGACCAATAGGCTGGTTTGTTTGGTGGCGCAATCAATTCATTTTCTGCCGCCTCACCTGCTATGAACGTATGTGTATGTGTCGCTGTTGTACCAAATCTGTATGTCGGAATTGGCGCAGACGATGCCGCTGCAAATTCTGCTGCACCTGTTACTGCAATCAACGCTGCAATGGCGGGATAGAAAGGCGCGAGCAATGGATTACCCAATAATGTTAATGCCGATGCTTCCGCTTGTGCGGTACTCATAATGACATTTGCCTCTGCTGCCGACCTATCAAAACGCGCCTTTTTAATGTCTAAATCCTGCTGTTTTTGTTTCAGCATATTTTCTTGCGCCGCTGTTTGTGCATTAACTATGGCAAGTTGATTCTGCTTTGATATGTTATAGCCCACACTTGCATTGATGGCATTAATGCGCTGTTCTGCTTCGAATTGCACCTGTTGGGCTTGCTTGGTTAGCAAATCCTGTTCGTGCGCAAATTCATTATCCTTTATCGTTTTCACCGCATCGGCTGTTTTTTGTGCCAATCCAATGGTTACTGCTGCCGCTTGTTCCGCCGCTTGCTGCTGCTTTTTTAAGTCATCCCCCGTTCCCGATGAATCCCCAAAAGCACCCATGAATAACTTACCCAAAGGCGACATATCGCTATTAGAACCTTTGCCACCCTTACCCGCGTTTATATCATTCAGTTCCGATTGCGCAGCCCCTTGTTTGCCGATTAATTTTGTACGGTTATCGCCTACAAGTCGTTTATCGCCCGTAGCATCTAGCAATTCCTGATATTGCTTTACTTCGTCTTCAAGCTGTTTTTTACGGAAATCCTGATTAATCTTTTCAGCCCTTTCGTGGTATTCCTGTTGCGATATTTCTTTGGCTTGTAGTTTATCATTCAGGGTTTTAATCTCCATTGCAGCACTCAAAGCATCGCGCGATTGACGTTGCGTATCAACCTTATCCTGATTTTCTAATATATTCTTACCGTTTGAATCGAATATGTCAAAAATATTCTTTTGTGTTTCGGTTTCATTTTTCTGCATTTTAACGGATGCCTGTGACTGTGCATCAATCATTGCAATTTCAGCGGATTTGATAATGTCCTTTTGGGTATCAATACCTTTAACGAGATTCTGAACATTGGCATCTTTGTAGAATTGCTTTGTTTTACCACCATATCCCGCCTCTAAACCCGACAATTGCCCCTGTAAACTTGCTTCCCGCGCCTGGGCATTTTTGATTACAGTTGCTTGGTCTTCAATTTGTTTTTCAGTTTCATTTTGGACAAGTTTATTCAGCGCATTGAAATAGGCAATGTTTGCGTTTAATCGTTCCTGCAAAGACTTATTTGTGTCATTCACGATGGCTTTATTTGCATCGCGTTCTATTTCCAATTGGTCTTTTATGAGTTTATGTAATGCGTCAATTTCTTTTTTCGCGCCAGTATCGTTTTTGGATAAAGGGGGTAATCCTATTGTTTTGCTTTCTTCTTTGCTTTCTTTTTCGCTTCCTTTTTCAAAAACTTGCGCATCTAACAGGGCTTTTTGTTTAGCGTTATAGTCATTCAGTTTTACCTCCCTTGTTTTCTGTAATCTGTCATATTCTGCTTTCTGTTGTTCTATTTCATTATCAACCGAATGCAATTGTAAACCCAAAATAGCCTTAGAACCTATACTTGTTCGTATTATTTCCCCTTCAGCAATAAGATCATTCCGCTTTTTTTGCAGGTCCAATAAAACCTTATACCCATCAGCCTCGTTTTTAAGACTTTGGTCTTTATCTTTTTGCGCTTCCTCCGCCTCCGTTTTTACTTTATTGAACTGTTCAGCCTTGTTGATGTCAATAGTTGGCAAAGGTGATTTACCCGATTCCTGTTCTTTTTGCAGGTTGAGTAAAAAGCCCGGATAAAGTGCTTGTATTTTCTGATAAACCGCTACTCTTTTTTCTAATGCCACATTTGTATCATTATAGTATTTAATGAGTGGTATAAAATCGGTAGTGTTTTGCATTTCCTTGCTCAATATATTGGTTGGCATCCCCGCTTCCAACTGTTTTAATTCTTTGGTTGCATCAATAAACGCATCGAGCCTGTCTTTTGCCAATTCTTCAGCATCGGATAATTTTGTGAAATATTCGGTAGCTAAATTTATACCCTCGAAAAGTGCTGCCATAGCTAATAGTTCAGGCACCATAGCCAATGTACGAATCATAGTACGCCCAAATTGCTGACTAATCCTATCAGATATTGATAATTTATTAGTTGTGTCTTGTATCTCTCTACCGAGTAAAGTCATTTCCTCTTTTACAAGTCTGATTTGGTTCGCTTTATTTTTTAATGCTGTGCTATCTTTTTCCTCGGTAAGCAAAAGCATATCGTATTCCTGAATCAGCCCTTGTAAAGCTATTCGTAATTGACCAACACGACCTATCTGAACATTTGCCTTTTGGGCCGCCAAAACAGCATCTGCCACTTGTTTTTCTTCTAAAATAGTAGCTTGGTCGATAGATTTTTGTTGTGCATCGCGTTTTTTTACTTCATTATCTATAACATTTTTCGCTACCTTATCATTTGCGGCTTGTTCGAGTAGTGATATTTTTTCTATGCCATCCAATTCGGATACCCTCGTAGCATTTAATTTCAATAATGCCGCTATTTCCGCATCAATATCTTTTTGTTCTCTCCCTCTTGCCTCGGATTCCTCTTTAGCTGTTTTTATAGCCTCTTTCCTTGCCGTAACGCCCGTTGCAATAGTCAAACTCTCTTTATTTTTAGCGGCAATAATGGCATTTGTAGCCTCCAATTCCTCATTTTGTGCCTGTACCTGCAACTTGATATTTGTGGTCATTGACTTGTAAATGGTTTCAAGTTCGACAGTACGAGGTATTAATACTTCAAGTTGTTTTTTATTTTCATTTATAGATTCCGTAAGTCTTACTACTATATTTTTTGAATTTTCTATGAAAGCGGCTGATTTGCCAGTGGTTTCGCTAAAAAATTTTATGTCATTCTCTAATGTGGTAATGCTTTTATTTAGTTGGTTTATATTCGCATTGTTTGACTTAATTTCTCTCTGGAATTTAGCCATTTGTTCAACCATCGTACCCGTAGATTGACCAAATTTCAAATTAGTATCAATCATACCCGCCGATACACTCCTATTTTGATTTTGTATTTCGGTAAGATTATCAATAGCCGCAGCCATTTTATCAATCTGCGCCGAAATAGCGGCTAAATTATCAGCACCCTGAATATTAATTTTTATGTTTTTCGCCTCCTCTGCTGCCGATGAAATAGCGGATTCGGTCTTCACAAGCAAATCAATCAACTGCTGTAACTGCGAAAACGCCGATGGGTCAACTATATTACTGATATTATCTGCCATGTTCGTTCATGTGTTCTATATGCTCCATTAATTGATGCTCCAAAACGGCAAATTCCAAAACCGTCATTGTCAAATCATATCTAACCCCGTTGTGCTTATTTATATTGGCGATACGCTTAGTAAACTGCATGTACTTTTGCGTGTCGGTCTGAACTTTGTTATTTGCCGTTTTGCTGTCAATTTTAGATAGTTGGTTTACTATGCGGTCATACTTTACCTTATTGGCTATTTCCCTAGTAGAAACGCCTTGTAAGTCCATTAACGTGCTTTCTTTAGTAAATTGGTATTGAGGGTATAAATCACGAAGTAGTTTTGCTCCTTCGGAATAATAATGGTCTTGCATTATTGAACCGATTACTTCAATAATTTTAAAATGCAAATTCAGTAATTCAATTTCGCGCACCAATTTAAGGCGTACAATAAAATCTGTTTGCTCACATGCCTCATAATATTCAGACATGATGTTCATCCATGCCGCATGTCTTTCTTCGTCCGCGCCATCACCCAAAATAGACAAGTCTTTAGAAATAGAAATATCTATGAAGTCTTTAAGGATTAGTGTTTTAATGGACGTTATCATGCTTCTAAAAGTTCTTTTACCTTATCAACAAAATCGGGCAAAATAATCAACCACGCTTCTTTTTTGTTTTCATCCGTTAAATCCATGATCGGCGCATCTGCCCATTTAGCCAACCATTCTGATTTTAATTCCCCGTCTTCGGTCTGTGCGGGGCTGTCCAATTGGTATATATTGCTTTCTTCATCAACACGCAATTCAATTCCTGCTTGAAATTCACCTGTCAAATTTAAGTCAGCTTTTTGACCTCTACCCGTCAATTTATATTTCATTACGGAATAACTCGGTCTGTATTGGGGTAATGGATTACCGAAGCTATCTACCCCTTCATCATATTGCTGATGCACTAACAATGCGACTATTTGCTCATTGTTCTGCATCATACACTCCCCCGCAAGCGAAAGCACGGTGTCAAGGACACCCTCAACCCGTGCTTTCATTTCGGATATCGTACACATTATTCGTGCATTTCGTGCGATTGCTCGCTTGCTTCTTCTGTTTCCGGCTCAATGGGCGGTGGCGTAGGCGCAATATCGGCTTTCATCTGACGAACTTCAATTACAGGTTCTGCAATCTTAGGTGCGATAACAGTCGGAACAACCGATTGATAAACACCATGTAATTCCTCTTTTGATTTACCAAACATCGGTACTGCTACTTTCATAAATTCCGCCTCATTCGGGAACGACTTAATAAAATCGTCGCTGTAATTTGTGCTTCCTATGACCATGGCTTTGATATTAGAAAGTATGATAAGCGTAGCCATTTGATTCGTTAGCCAAATAAGTGCCGGGCAATACTGATTCTGTGGCACTCACGGAAATCATAGAAATCTGATTTACGTGTGTCGCGGTATTTGTCGTAACCGTCAGAAGTAAGCAATTGTACAACTGACCGGCAACCGTTACAGGGCTATAAGCAATAGCTGTGATAGCATTTGCCGCCCCCGCCGTTTGGTCATATACCGCAAAAACGGCTGTTGCAGATACTCCTGGTGCTGCAATGGCTGTACCGAAATACCGACCCAAATCGGCCGCACCTTCGCTGAATGTACCAACAACGGCAATCTGATGCGGTGTCAGCAACAACGGAGTAGAAACAATGGCTGTAACATCGGAAAGCCAAACCGACTGAGGCATGAGGTTACTCAATGCTTCGATGTCTGTACCCGCGATGAACTGCGCAAAGTTTTCGTTTATCTGCCTACGGTCTGCAAGGTTGATAGACAGGGTGTAGGCATTATCAGTTGTCGGGGTGATAGCCTTGCGGTCTTCAACGAAGAACTGAAATAAACGATACGCCTGCAAACCACCCGATCCTGTGGCATCAATAGTACCTTGCCAATTGCCGTCTGCATCAATGTAATACAAGTCAAAGAAGTCCTGACAGTTGTTGAAACTTTTTACGGCTTCGAGGTAATTACCCATGTTCGCCATATACCTGAAATTGTACAGGGTATTGAACTTGGTAATCATCTTGCTATACAGCCCTGTGTCTTCGGAACTTGCGGCTTTGGTTTTGTCCTCGAACTTGTCAAGAGGCGTAAACATGAACCAACGCGCTGAATGACTGTTAGTTTTAATTGCGGTATTCACATAAGTCGCAAAAGCATCCTGTGACACCAATGCGGATGCGGGGATAATAGTCCCGCGCGGAACAAGAACCGCCGCCGTGATGATGGCAGGGTTGTTGTAGTAAGTAGTCGTACCCGTATTACCTGTGTTGGTAATGAGATTGGTATTGACGTTTGAGAATGAATTTTGTAATTCCATTTTATTTCGATTTTTTATTGGTTAAGAAAAGAATTATAAATAAATGTCAGGTCAAACCTGCAACAAAAAAGAGGCTGCATATCATAGGTAAGTGCATCCTTTTTTATTTTCCCGCTAAATTGGTCTAACACCTTGTCGACACGTTTGAGTATTGATTTAATGGTGAAATTACCTGTGCCGTTTACGCGGATAAAATTTTCAACATCATTAACGAACAATTCGTCTAATCGCTGCCCTGCTTGTTTATTCAAAGAAACACCCCCTACCGTCATTTGCGCAAGATTGACGAAAAACAACCATTGAACATTCACCAGAGATTCACCATGAGAAACTTTTACAGGATCGAGGCTTACAAAAAATGAATTTGCGGTAACGGTATCATTAAAGAACAAGTCTTTGGAGTATTCATTCCCGCTATTGGTAAACCATTCAGGAATATATCCTTCGTCCTGGTTGCCTTTGTACCTGTTGACATACACGCGCCCATAACTATTCCATGTGTTATCTGTTAGATTCCACTTGGCAGACATTATATTGTAGAACCTTGTTTGGAGATTCTGAATCCAATAGTCTTGCCCTTTCGCTATGGTTAATGTGTTGTTCATTATTGATAACCTACTAATGATGTTTCATGCTTTTGGAACCCTTCTTTTACTCTCTTGATTTCTCGGCTGATTTGGTCTTTTAATCCCATGATATACGGGATTTCATCGTCGGCTTTAAACCCATTCAATTCGGCATACAGTTGCGATAATTCAACCTTCGCGCCTAATATTCGCTGAATGTTGTTTGAGCGGTAGTCGAAGATGATGTCCTGAACATTCTTTTGAGTCATTTTAAGCCCAAATAGTTCATCAAAAAGAAAGTTGTTTTGTATGATGTTATTTGTCGCATCTACATATGTGCTAACTTCAAGATTCATGCCATAAGTCAGGTTGTTAGACCCGATGTTATTCCTAACGAAGTTACGCTGACCATCCACGATGTTTGTAGGGGCTGAATAAGACCATAACTTGATTGGGTGGTACATCTGCATATTAATTGGGTAATAGATAGCCTGTGCGCCCTGTGCCGCGATGTCATCCTGAAAGTAACCAAAGTAAATGATACCGCCTTTATTCGCTGCAGTCAGATACGCGCTGATTACAGTCTGATTGAGCGGGATAATCGTTTGCTGATTAGCTAAAGTAGTAACGGGGATAACTGCAATCGGAGGTGTTGTAAAGTCGTTGTACAAATAAAGATTGAATGTTATCGCATTGTTGAAATATAACTCAACGCTATTATAAATAACGCTGTAATCCCCCCTCGACATTAACATCTTTATCCCTACAAATGCACCCACATTATTAACGGGTTGTGGGTACAACATCACATCAGCGCGGTAGAAACACAAACGAGCCGAGTCAATCACCTGTGGCGCATTATAAACCGCATTAAGACACTCCATTATGACAGACCTTTGTTTGTTGGCAAGGTACTGCGTTAACGTATCCCCATTTTGCGGACGTACTGCATCAAGTATTTGAGTGTTGTTCAACGCATGGAAATCCTCATAGTACCGCTGCGAATCGCTGATTGCGCCCTGTGACTTCCACAATACCCGATTTTGTAGCGATGGGAAAACATTATTGTAGTTAAACCCATTTGTTACGGGTAATGCGGATGACACAGTGAATGTTACAGAAATGGAATCCCCGCCAACGGTATAGATTATTGCGCACGAACCAACCGAAATAGTAGTAACAACGCCCGTACTTGAAACAACCGTACAAATAGAAGTATCACTACTTGACCAAGTACCCGCAGGTGTTGCATTGGTCAAAGTCGTAGTAGAACCTACAATGAGATTGGTTATTCCAAGTATGGGCGTTGTCAATGGCATATTTAATAGCTTATGTACGCTGATGCGGTTACTACTGTTGTATCGGTGCTACGTGAACCCACAAGACGACTTCTCCAATAACTAAACGGTGTTTGTGACACTTCCCAAATGTAATGATTGTTGCCCTTTGCGTTAGTAATGGTTGCCGATGCGCCAATACAGGTAGTACACAATGTAGAATAACCTGTGATGGACTGCCAATGCACATTATCGTTACTACCCTGCAATATGGCTGCACCTGTGGTACTATCATACGAATAGGGGGTAATCGAAAGGTCAAAATTGGTAAAATAAGTATTACCCATATGCCAATATGCATAGGCTGTATCAACACCCCGCAAAGTATCGCTACCCGAAGGATTTGCCGTACCCGACCTATTGGTCATTGTTGCGGGTAAAGCGGTAAACTGTGTGTTTGTGCCGTATATACCCCTTTTGTTCTGCGCAAATGCGCCTGTCCCGATGGTTACTAAAACCAAAAAGATTATTATGTTTTTCATATTTATCTGTTTAGATTTTAAAGATTAAGGAACAAGTGCGAATTGATAGATAGGCGTTTCACCTGCATTGGACAAATAGGCTGTCAACCACGCTACTGTTATACCAATCTGCCATGACTGTGTCTGACCCTGTGCGTAACCGTTAGAACCCGATGTGTCGGTCTGTGTGTTCCAACCAAATAGCTGATACTGCAATTCAGGGATACGGTCATCACCGATTGTCCCATAACCACCTTCGTAGCCGTCGAAACGCTTAGAGAATCCGGGCTTGTAATAGTTCGCTGGCATCCACGGAACAAAGGCAAATGCGTTTTCTGGCATTACAAGGGCTGTGCCATTGGTGTAAGCGACTTCAATCGGAACGGTAGTACCGAGGTTGTTTTCTTCCCAAACATTTGAGAAACGACCTTTGCCCGGTCCCGGTACGCCTTGCTTAACGAAGGCATATGCGAGGTTGGTAGCATTTTCTGTACCCTGTGCCTGAGAGAACTCAAACGACTGGAACATAATAGGGTCTGCCAACACATCATACATATTGCCGCCATAGGAGTTTTGCCTCATAATGGAAGTAATCGTACTCCACGGAGTTGCATTGGTAATTTCAAATGCGTTTGTGGCAGGGTTGAAGTTTGCGCCTTTAAGACCGGGCAGACCATAAGCGGTACGGTTCGTATAAAGGGACTGTACGATAAACGTAGAGAGCCTTGTACGAATATTACGCATTGCCTGACTGAACTCATTGCCTGCGATCCTGATGAAATCAAACACGTTGTCCAAACCCGATACGTTGTAGGTGGCGAATGTTTCTGTGAATGACACGAAAGTAAGCGGTATCTGTGTTGCGCTACCGAGTGTACCCGTTGGGAAAGTAGTCATACCTGTGCCGCCTGTTGAAGCAATACGGTTGAACTGATAGCCATAAACAGGACGTTGTACGGATTCTTTGATTGAGCGAATATCATACAGATTCTGATAGAACTGCTGATTTTTGAGGGCATAAGGTAATGCCATTGTTACAAGTTCACGTACTTCGTGACTTGCGAGACCTTTGAGCATTTCACCCTGAAATGCGAGTAGGTTTGATTCTACGTAATTTGCCATTGTTAGGTAAATAAAAAGTGAAGTGATACTATGAGTGGTGAACATCACCGAAGCATGGAGTACAACTCATTCACTTTTCAGGCGGTACAACCGCAAGGAAGGAAGCTATTTGGAAGGATGCTGATTGCCAAATGCGATACAAAGATATACATTTTTTGAATTGCAAAATTTATTTTTAAAACAAAAAAAAGGCAGGTGTAGAAACACCCGCCCAAACTAACCACAAATGAAAATTCTTATTCCTAACTATTAGCTTCTGCCAGTCTTTGTGTGGTAATGTATGATGCCTGTTGCCGTGCATCATCGGGGAACATCGCCTGAGCCTTAGCAACCAAATCGTTTTGTGCGGCGGTATTTTTACCTTGCACCATGTTAGATGGAGTTCCTAATGTGCGTTTTCCCGCCCCTGCGGCGGATTCTGCTTCCAACCAATTGTTTTGCTTGTATATTTCAGGAATAACATCTTTGGCAAGTCGCGGGTTCATTAAAGTATCTTTATATGGTTCACCCGTCTGTGGGTTAATTGCAACACCCTTTTCACCGATGACAACATGCTTTTTTGCCATTGACACATGAATGTCGTTATCTAGGTTTTTAAGGCGTTCTGATGGCAGCATGGATACATAGGTATCAAATTCATCTCGCTCCTTCAGTTTGGTCTGGAATTGCGTTAATGCGCCTTCTTTTTCGGCTATAACGTCACGGAGTTTCTGCATATCGGATTCAAGCGCGGATACCTGACTATCTTTCGATATTCCTGCATCTTTTACCGCCTTAGCTTGCATAGCCGTAATAACCTTTTCCTCGTCCTTTGCATCCGTAGTTGACAATCCAAGTTTGTGTTTCTCGTTCATTTTCTTGCCCCATATTTCAGGATAAGCATTTTCATGCCCTGACTTTATATTGGTTTTAAGGGTGTTGAGTTCTTCGTCAGAAAGGATATGCAATATCGGTACATCAACATCATATTCGCCAACTTTCATGAGTTCGGCAATATTTTCGTCGCTGAATTTAAGCGATTTGAGCAATTTCGTTTGTGCAGCTATACTAAGCATCGTTTTTAGTTTTTGGGGTGATTAAAAGCCTATAATTGACAATCTCCGTACCATTTGCTTTGGAAGTAACCCATTTGCATTGGAGTTGTCCGTTTTCTTCCGTAAATTCATCGCCGTCTTTTACTTCTCCGACTTTGAATAACCACATAATATCACGTGGCGTACCGGGTAGTTGCCAATCAATGCAATGGTTTTGGTAGTCGGCTGTTTCCTCAAATATTTTCACGTTATGACCAAATTTCTCCATCACTTTGATTTTAGTGACATAACCTTCGGTCTGTTGTGGCGATGGTGGACCGGAATAACGCCTACTCTGCATGGTGAGCCTTAGAATACGATATTCATAGTCTTCCAAACCCACGCCTGTACCGCAAAGTTCGGATATATCGCCTTTGTAGTGGCGCACCTTGCCTTCGTCATCGGTTAGGTACTTACCATCCCGCGTCTGTTGTTTACCTTTGATCCCGAACACATAACGATTGTCAAGTGGGGATTCAGGCGTAACTGCCTCTTTCGATGTGTTTGTTGGTCTTGCCATTTGTTTTGGTTTTAAATTATGAAAATATCTTTTTAATTAGCATCATCAACATTCCGCGATTTGATTCATCAACGCCCTTTAGTCTTTTCAGCATTTCGGCAAACTTGTTGACAATATCCTCCTGCTTCGCAACATATTTGCAAAGATGGTTTACTGTCTTTACATCATCTCCTGCCATCTTCACGTCATCATTCAGCATTTCACAAAGTTTATACGCGCGTTCATATCCTTCGTTAATGAGCGATATTAACCCCGCTGCTTTTGGCTGAATCGCTTTAATGTCGGGCAATACAGGTAAAGTACCCGTATCCGTTAATTTGCGTTCTATTCTGTGCGCCCTGTGGTGCATATAGTGCATGAGGTCCACAAAAAACGGAATTTTATAGCCTTCATTATCGCACCAAATAGAGGCTGCTTTGTAGAATTGCTCCTCGCCACGGTATGCGGCTATTAGGTCATTATAAATCTTTACAGATTCAGGTTTGAGTGAATAAATCTTTGCCATATTATTGTGTTTTTTTAATTTATACCTAATGGTTCGCCACCTCTGATTCCTGATTTGTTTTCTACATCCCCGCGCGTATAACCGTCAATAGTGTTACCCGTATCATCAACAAAGGTAACATATTTGGAATCCATCTTGCTTATCTTGAATGTCTTGCCTGTATGAGTAGGGCTTAATTCCTTACCTTTTATTACGGTAGCATTACCGCCAACAAAAAGACTATTACCCATTGACGTGAACATCAGATTATCGGTTTCAGTACCTTTTTTGTACCTATCCATCATATAAGCCTCTAAGTCTGCTTTTACGACCTCCTCAACGCCATTACGAGGCAATGCTGCAAAGTAATCATCAGATTTGCTATCAAACCATTCATCGAAGTAAATCTTTTTCAATTTGTCGGACATAGGTATATCCCACGAAAGAACATCCGATGTCTTATCCCACATAAATGGCTCGGCAATATATGCTACATAATATTTCCACCAGTCGAGTGGATTGTTCTGATATTTATTATTCAGGTATTCAATTTGCAATGAGTTAAGTTGTGATTTCGGGGCATTCCCCATACGCGCCTTATCCAACCTATCAAATGTAGCATCGGAGGATTCTTCCATGTACATATCACCCATAAGGATAGCACATGAAATATAGGAGTCCTCGTATTTAAATGAACCAAAAATATCAACAAACCATTGAATAGTGGATGCTGTCCAATTACCCCAGTCCCGCAACACATCGCGTTTAGATTGGTCGTTCATGTTCGCCTCGAATGCCGTATTTGACACGTTGCCGCCATGGCCTTCACGATTGCCCGATACCTTTTGTGATGTGCCGGGGCTTGGCTTAAATGTGCCGTAAAGAGTGTAATAAATCATCTCCTCTAATGTCAGATTATTATCCTTCATGAACTGCAATCCATCAATAGGCGAATCAATTACCCCCATCGGTGGCACAGGCACATTCTTATTAACGTCATTCATGAACTCGACAACAAGGGTATCGCTGTTTTTCTGATGCGGTAACGCACCGGTCCCATTACATTCGGGGCATGGTTGGCTATCTACCGTCTTCTGACCGTCACAGGTAGGGCATTTAAATTTGTTCATCCATTCCTTTGGATATGCTGTACGGGCATAAGCCACATCAAACACGGAACGATTAAACATATACTTACTAAGTAGTTCGTGAATTGGCTGCAATGGTGACATATAGCAATTGAAGGAATCAGAATCCTCGCTACCCTCCTCACCTGGTATGTCGGATAGTATTTCGCCAGGTACGAACCCAAACGGATTATCAACCTCTGTAATGATATTAATAGATCCCCCACCACCATCGAATGAAATAAGCCTGTCAAATGCGTCATCAACGACACGGTAAATATCCAATTCCTTCGCTGAATCGGGCAAATCGCCATTGAGTAAATAGAACTTTATCTCCTGCTTCGATAACCTGAAAAACACATATTCAGGCTTACGGCCATTTAGATGCCATTCGAAAACAGAATTGATGGATTTAAAGCATGGGTATGGTTCACCGTCCTTATTCACTTCCACCCATTTCAAACCTTCGGGGTCATAGTCTAACCGCTTTTGCAGCACATCGCGTATATACGCCTTTAGTGACGATGAACCTGTAACATTGGCTAAGAACTCTTTAAATTCATCAACAAGTGCGGGTGTTTTCAGATTATATTCTTCGATGCCGCCTTTAGCGGTATATATCTTTTTTCTCGGCAATAAAACACGATGCACCAAATCAACATTGGTAATTGCCATTTCCTTTCGAAGTCTATGTATGCCTTTACGCTCCATATCCTTCAATTCTTTGATAAGGTCTTTAGCACCGATCCCCGTTACCTGCAGTCTTAATAGTTTAGACTTTTCCTTTTTGAAATCCAACGATTGCTTATTAGCGTTCGTAGCCCAAATCTTGTAAATCAGTTCATTGTCCAATATCATAGTAAAGTATGTTTTATGCCTGTGCTTTTGCAGTTGCAGCTAAAGACATTTGCTTGCTTGCGCGTTCAATCTGTTCCTTTTGCTGTTTTTCTGATGCGGAAACAAACAGGTTATAAACTGTTTCGAAGTGTTCCACCTGTATCGGTTCAATCACATCATTGATGGCTTTGTTGTGTTCCATCATCGCATTGACCAGTTCAAGGTATTGCGCCTTAACAGGGACGGTTGCATGCTGTTCATTGGGCAATATATCATCCAATATAACCAAATCAAACAAGTCGCATGGGCGTGATGACAAAAGCAATTCAATCGCTTTCTGTTGTATAGTAGCCTCCATATAACTGAAATCCTGCGTATATAACTTTATATATGCTTCCTCGTTTATTTTGAGTGCATAAAACGGGCATTTGTCCATGATTTTGTCCAAAACACCGCGCAGATAGCCATCACGTATTTTATCGAATGGGACCTTCAACCCTTTCAATGATTCGCCCATGAGGTCATTAAACTGTTGGGAGTTTAATATCTGCTGCCTCTGCTGTTCTGTTATTTCAACATTCATATATGTTTAGTTTAGTTTAGTGATTTTACGACCTTTATAATAAATTTCTGCCGTATTCATAGGCAAAGGTATATTATTTTCTCGGAGTACAAAACTTCCATCAGACTGGTTCAGTTCAAATGCCATCCGCATGATTAGATTATCCAAATAGTTGGGTGAATGTCCAAGTTGTGATATGATGTCTTTTTTACTCATCAAAGTTTTCTTAGATGTATCTGCCACCATAGAACCAGTCTTCAAATAGCCCAATTCCTTCGCTATCTCGACCTTCACCTCCTGACTGCATATAATACGCATTTTGCGAGCATTTATTAACTCCGCCAACTTATAACCACACCTGTCCTTGTAGTTCCGAAATTCAACGCTATCAGATGACGCATTGCCGTGAAATGGCTTGATACCTTGTAGGTACGATTCTAAGTAGTTGCCCATGCCATCACTATCCGCTACTATATTACTATTAGGGACTTGTTCGTGTATCATAAGCGCGCGCAAATCATCTTCAATGGTCTTGCCTGATGACTTGCCTTGTATAATCGGGAACCTGCCAATAAGCCCGTCCCAGCATGAAGCCACGAATAAATCACGCCCTTGCATAGCTAAGTCAGCGGATATATACCTCTTGCCTGTGGGCTGAATATGCTCGTTAAGGAATAAGTCTTGAATAGCCTGATAGTCGCATAGTGTTGCGGGGTCATCGTCATATTCCCAATTGTTGAATATTAATCGTTGCTTTTCATTTTCAGAAATAGTTAATAACAGGTCGGGAATGTAGTTGGGCGGGAGGCACTTGTTATCCTTCGCGCTTGCCATAATGAACGACATATGAGGCGGTAAAGTGCCGTTGCGATATGGTAAATAATAGGTGTGATACAGAAAGTTTTTTGAGGGGTTAAATGTAATCAGCCCCTTCGCGCGTAAACCATACTTATCATTATTCTGCCTTCCGCAGCGGGCAAATAAAGCATTGACACCCTTCTCCGTAACACCATGTTCCCCCGCTTCCTCTACCCATGCCCGGGTTAGTTCCATTGACCCGAAACGCTGATAATTATCAGCAATGTCGGTGGGTGTTTCTTCCATTGGCACTAAGTACACCTTAGAACCATTGTACAGATTATACACGTTATCCTGCCCATTGAATGGTGCGTAATATTCTATATTTAGGCGATAAACTTCGCGGAAAACCTTATCTATTGACGGGCGCGTGTACTTGCGCAGATCATTGAGCGCAGACCTGCCAATGGCATATGAAGTATTAGGGTAGGTGAGCGCATCGCCGAATATGCAGCCGACACCGGTAAACGACTTAGCACCACCGACACCCCCACCATAGCCTATTCGTATATGTTCTTGGTCGTGCCATTGCTCGAAACACTCGAACTGCTTTTCATTTCCTCGACAGTCAAATCTAATGTTCATCGTATCTTAGGGTAGTGGCTCACTTACCCATGATTAGCATGGCTACTTTTTTTTGCTAAAAATGGTTGTTTTCGCGATCTTAGACAGGTCTGATACCAAACCATATCCATCGCATATGTGGCATTCGGAGCCATCAAGTAATATCCCGTTACTCACCTTGCCGTCGGTGCAGCAGGGGCAAGGAAACAACCCCTTACCCGTTGTAATGATAGGTATTACGGTGCTGAAATCTGTTTTATCATTTGGATTTTCCTTTTTGAACGCGCTTATCTGTGCTACTGTGATGGGTGCTATCTGCTTTGCCATGTTTTTTCTTATTTTTTCGTACATATGGAATGATTTATTGCCATACACGCATGCCATTTTACTTGCAGTTGACAAATACGGTATCCAGGACCTCACCTATTGCTGACCCATAATAATAGGCGTAGTCGTAGGCGGTATCTGTGTTTATCTTTGCCACATCAGAGGCTGTTAAGCCACATTGCAGCAGCATTTCCGAGTAACTAACATTGCCCGGAGTATGTATATTGCAGCGCGTGTATGTGGTGCATTGATAGCACGATGTAGCAGCTATATTATCAACTGTGGAAGGCTTAATGCAGCCCGATATGATAATGGTAGCAATGACGCAGGAAATAAGCGTATTTTTCATATTATTACTTATTAAATGTTATACCTGTAATTATCGGGTTATCAGCCTGTCCGCCATGATTCACGTCTAATTTGTCCCCGTATTTTTTTGGGGCTAGCTTAGAAGCCAACCACATACGCGCATGGATTTTAAGCTTGTCCCTATTCACCTTAACCATATCGTCATCTGTGCTGCCATCCGAGATATCTTTTAGGTCTTCAATCTCGAGTTCTTGCTGCATTACCTTCGCCTGTGCGTAGAGCTGTTTAAATTCATCATTTGATCGCAACCATCTAACAACAGTTGTCAATGCAGGCATACCTGGCATAGAGCAGATAGCTTTTAATCCTTTAGTTGTTGTCGCTATCTCATCGCAAAGTGCAGATGCTAATTCAGTAGTGTAAATCGGGTTACGCATTCGGAATGTATTTTAATGCGCACGTGCGCGCGGTATTATATCCTTTTTCTAAATATCGTTAATGGTAAATATATACTGTGTTGGCATATCGGATACAAATATAGAATCTTTTTCGATTCCGACAAAATATATCTCAATCTCCCCTATCGGGGTATACGGAATCTCACCAAACCGTTAATATCCAGTGCACCGAATACTCGGAAATGTATGGATATCGTACTGATTTTTTTGTGCAAAAAGAGCAAAATGTATTATCGTTATTGGCATTCGGGCAACCATTATTATTGTTTATTTCATAGCGTTACGCTTGTTGGCGCAACACATCGCAGGTGTTTACCCTGTCCGCCCATCAGTCACGCCCCGCGGATGCAAGGTAGTGAATGTTTCGCGAAAGAGCCTATTTTTTTATAAAACATCGAATTACAAAAATATTTCTATGCCTTACTATAAAGGCTTTCAGCCTATTTTTGATTTATTTTTGAAAAAGATTTGGAAATCAAAAAAGAATAAACGTATCTTTACATCATCAAAACGATAAAGAAATGAAAAACACAATCAACGTAAACGCACTCACAGCAACATTATCTAAGATAAAGTTTATTAACAACCGCATGAGCATTACGCAGAAACAATTAAACAACGGCTTTAACGCTATCATGGCTATCAAAGTTCAGTTGATGTTTGAACTTGAAACACCACAGAAAGACAGCGCACTTTTCCAAACATTAGATGCAATCACCCGCAAGCTATTTATTACTAATGAAGAAATGGTGATAGTTACCGAATATGCCACTTCAATAATGGATGAAGAATTTGTAGAAAAATTAACCAATATTCTTAACTAAATAAAAACCAAACAACATGGCAACGTCAAAGAAAGTATTACAGAAAGATTTTACAGTTCATTCAAACGGGATGCAGAAGGCTATTGATTTCCTTGAAAAGAAAGGATATAAGCGTTATCAAACCGGGATGCAAAAACGTGGATACGATGATGGGATTATATATTTCAAAAATGGCGAAAAAGACGCATCAATAAGTAGAAGTAGTTTTAGTTTATATACAGCATATTACGTATAATTTTATGATTGACTTACAAAAATTCAAAACATGTGCAACAAAAGGGCAATGAAGCTCTTTTAAAAATCAAACTAAAATGAAAACAATATATCTCGTGAAGACTACTTTTTCTCAAGCAGGTTTTTACGCCACATCCACAGACCAGTTTAACACATTTCAACTGTTAGACGAACGTACAATAATTGTTGTTCCCCCGTCTCAAATGATAAGTGTAATAGAAGTAAAAAACTAATTAAATCACCTTTAATTTTCATTTTAATCACTCTTATAAAAATTAAATATTATGGCTTACATGAGCACAGAACACGCCGCCGAGATTCGCGCTAACCTTAAAAAGGCTTTCCCAGGTTGGAAATTGAGCGTAACAAAAAGACATCATTCATCTATCTGCGTTGATATTATTGAGAGCATAGATGTTGATTTCACCGAGGCTTTAAACGGTGAAAAATACAAGGCGATCAATCATTACTACATATCAAATAGCTACCAGGGCGAACAACGCGAGGCACTTCTAAAGATGTTCGCTATTATCAATGCCGGCAACTTCGACAAGTCAGACAGACAAAGCGACTATTTCCATGTTGGCTTTTACGTTGATATGGGTATCGGTACTTTTGAAAAGCCCTACACTTTTAAAGGTAAGAGCGCAAAGGTCGCCGAACCAACCGCCCAGACGGCCAAAGGAGTAACAGAACTATTAAGAAGGACATTTGCAAATAGAAATGCAGGAGTAATACAACTACTTTTTTAACCAATTAAAATACATAACCAATGAGAACAACTATTTTACAGGCAGAACATAACAAAGCCCTTGCCGCCCTCGAAATGATAGAGACGGCATACAAAAGGATTGAATACGCCCGCACCAACATTGCCGAGCCGCTAATATTCGACCATGTGCGAATTTGGGAGCAAAAGAAGATAGATAAATACATTGCCTGTGGGATATGGCTGGAATGTTATTATCGCCGGAAATTGGACAAGATTACCCGCATGGCACTATTAGCCTGATATGTTTCATTTTTCAATCTAATTTTCTACGAAAATCATCTTTCAAAATTTCACTCAAGACAAAAAACATTTTTATGAAAGTAGCAATCACAGCAACCGCAACGACATCTTATCAATATAATAGCCTCCGGCATTTTGGAATAGGATGTAACAACAATGGCAATGGCAGTTATTCAGGTATCGCCAAATTTGAAACAAAAAAGGAAGCCCGCGCATTTCTCAGAGAACGTGCGCAAATGTATTTTGGAAACTCAACCGAATTACAGGAAGCATTAAAAGACATTCGGCTACTTGACTACCTGACTATTAATGCAGTAACCGCCTATATTGATCCAATAAATTAATCATTAGTCCCACCCCTTTAACAACCACATTATGAAAATCCCCGAAATAGAAATAAGTGTCAAATTCAAAGGCGCATTGAAATCTGAACTGAAAAAGATAAACAAGAGCCAGGACGCAGCAGACGTACTGCGACTATTATTTGATCCCGGCAAAATTGAGTGGACAGAGGAATTTATAATGGTTTGTCTCGGTCAGTCTAACAAGGTAATAGGCTACTACAAAGTAAGTTCGGGCGGCATGACCGTAGCAATAGCCGACACCCGTGTAATATGTACAGTAGCTTTGCAAACTTGCGCCGTAAATGTCATTGTAGCGCATAACCACCCGTCAGGCAATACAACACCAAGCAAAGCAGATGAAGCGGTAACAGACCGACTTAAAAAGGCTTTGGCACTCTTAGAAATTAGATTACTCGACCACGTTATTATTACTCCCGATAGTTATTATTCATTCGCTGATAACGGAGAAATTTAATTATTCACCACCCCCTTTAAAACATAATACATAACCAATGAGAACAACCACGCTTAAAGAAAATCACGAGAAAGCGAGTAACGCGCTCGAATTACTGCAAAAAGCAGACCTACGGAAACGAGAGCAGATTACAACACTCCGAAAAATAGAAAATAATATGTACAAGGATTGGAACCGGTACAGATATGCTTTGAAACAAGCCCGTAAATACGCCCGCTGTGAGAGGTGGTTACGTGATTATTACCGGAGGAAACTCGAAAAAATAAATACACTTGCTATTTATAACAAATAATATGTTTCATTTTTCAATCTAATTTTCTACGAAAATCATCTTTCAAAATTTCACTCAAGACAAAAAATAACATGAAAAAACAGAAAGTAAAAAAACGAAAGCAAGGTTCAGGCGGTGCGCGTCCCGGTGCAGGGCGAAAACCGTTAGAAAATGCTAAAAACGTTTCAAAATCATTGACGAAATCCGAGGCGGAACTCATTGAAAAACTAAGGATTACAAATTATGTAAACAAATATCTTTAAAATTGTTTGTTTTATCAAAAAGTATAGTA